ATGGAAGCAAACTCGTCAGAGATAATATCGTTAGCTCTTTGACCCCTGATTTTCTGTCCGTCCCCCAAAGGTAGACAAGTAACCCGAGATTTATTAATCCGCATAACACAACGGTCCACATCTCTACGTGGTCCACTACTCGCATCGCACATGCTCCTCAAGATTGGTGCATTGTTCCAAATCGTTTCCATGTACTCAAAAAGAACCTTAGATTGTCGGAAAGCAGCACCAACAACCACAACCTTTCTTTCTGGTAAAATTAATGCTCTTAAAATAGAATAGAGCGATAGCATAAAAGACTTACCAAATCCACGACTAGCGATTAGCATGGGGAATTTTCGGTTCCACATCTCGCAAAGGAACAAAGCCTGTGAGGGTAAGATGTTTATGTTTAGTATTTGCTTACATAGAAATGAGAAATATTCCGGTCTAGTCATTAGCCAAAGAAGACGATAGTGAAAATCGTCCTCGCTCATTTTGACTAGCGACATAGGGTTAAATAGATCTTCATCATCTACCTGATCTAGATTTAACCAAGCCTCATTTATCTTTTTTAGTTTCATTTTAAACTATCTATGTGAGGGTACTTTCTAGTCTCTAAAACTGCGTCTGCTAACCCGTAGTACACTGCTTCGTTAGCATCTAAGTACCAGTCACCGTCTTTCAGCTTTCTCTTTAGGTAATTTTTGACTTTTTCTTCTGTAGAGTCGGTGTAGTGTTCCTTAAAGTATTTTCCTTTGGAGCATCCCGCAGTATAAATATCAAGCATTGTTTCTGTATTCTTTTTATCTACTTTTGCATAGTTCTGGGCACTAAGATGATCTCCACCACAATCTGTGCTTCCATAGTGAAGCATAAAGTGGGCGTTTGGTGTCATAACCCTCTTATCGGCAGCTTGAAGTATAATACTACTCATAGACGAGGCTTGTCCATACGCAACAATTGTAACATAGGATTGGCATAAAGATATTGCGTCATAAATTGCCATACCAGCGTCCCATTCGCCACCCTCACTGAACATGTGGACAATAATAGGAAGGTTATTGATAGAATCAAGCAATCTTATGTTTTTGTAGAACTGTGCAGCCATTCTGTATTCAACACCGGGATCTTCGTCGGTGTTACCAATATATCCGTGTAAGTATAGCTCTCTATTCTTAACGTCTAACCCATAGGCTTGTACGTCAGAAATAGTATCAACACTTAACGTCATTTTATTATTCTCCGATTGAGCAGCGTTCATTGACTCTCTTAAATATACTATTGATTAGGAATTTAGCGTTTCTCTTATTGTCACAGAAATAAACGGGAATATTATAATTCATCTGTATTTCAACGAGCATCTTTAATAAATATTTTCCAGTGATCTTAACCTTGGATATGTTACCCTCTGGTATATCCGCCCCTTCTGGAAATTTGATAAGGTCGTCCAAGGAAAATTCTAAAATTAAAAAGGGAAACTCAAACTCCTGCATCCTTTCAATCTCTCTCATGAATCTTGCCTTATCTTTTCCAAGATTAATTGCAAGTTCAGAGACTCTTCCTTTTCTCTCTATGCAAAGTCTATCTTCTAGACCTTCTAGGGAATAATCACCAGTGTCTAGCTTTTTTACAACCATACCTGTACAAGAGGTGTACCTTCCGGTAAAACTCTCAAAAGTGTACCCGTCTTGCTCTCGCGTATCTTTGATTACTTTGTACGCCGGTGCTTTACCTGCCATTTTTCCGTACTATCTCCATGAATAAAGATTCGTATAAGTGTTCCTTGCCATTGATCGAATCATGACAAGTACGGCATAACGTAATACCGTTATTTACATCGTATCTCAACATGGATGCACTCGACCATTTTCTAATATGGTGAGCTTGCAATCTTTTCTTGCGTTTGCACTTGGGCATCTGGCAAGTATTTTTGTCCCTTCGCCTTACAGCTTGTCGCCAAGTCTTGTACTGAGGGTCATCATAATTTCGTTTCATCTTTACAATAAACTTTCGTTATTCTTATGTCATACTCTATTTCTTTCATTAACTTTACTGTTTCTGGGGAGGCGTCTTGACTAAGTACAGTATCTGCGAATTTACAATAACCTAAGTAACAAGCCTCGTCTGGATCTTTTGCTTCTATAAATAATACGGGGATCTCACTATTAAATTCTCTTAGCCTAAACTTTTTAAGTCTAGTATGGACTAAAGTTAGATCAAACTTCAAGACATAGATTTTCATGATACGTCATGTTCTACCATTTTCTTTACCAAATCTTCAAAACTATGCTTAGGAGTCCATCCTAATACATGATTCGCTTTGCTACAATCGCCCCGTAAGTAATCAACCTCTGCTGGTCTATAGAATTCAGGGTCTTGAACTACTAAATCAGACCAATCTTCAATTCCAATGTGTGAAAAAGCTACGTCTAGGAACTCACGAATAGTATGAGTTGTACCGGTGCAGATAACATAGTCCTGTGGACTTTCCTGTTGAAGCATCATCCACATCGCTTCCACGTAATCTCCTGCGTACCCCCAATCTCTAAATGCTTCCAAGTTACCTAGACGCAGCTTTGGAAACTTATAACCATTAATGATAATATTGTCAGAGTCGAAATTGTATTCATTTGGTTGAGTTGGGTTGGATGCTCTATTTGACCATCTAACGTAATCGCCTATCCACTTAGTGATTTTTCTTGTTACGAAGGTTTCGCCTCGTCGTTCACCTTCGTGATTGAATAAAATACCAGCACTAGCGTGTAAACCGTAAGCCTCGCGGAACAGTCTAGTCATATGGTGGGCCGCACACTTGGCAATCGCATACGGGCTTTGCGGCATGAATTTTGTGTTTTCGTGTTGGTACTTATATCCTTCTCTGCTTACATCGTAGTGCTTTCCATACATTTCGCTAGAACTAGCCTGATAGAACCTAGCATTAATATCAAGATCCACAATAGACTGTAAGATATTTAAACAGCCCTTGCCTGTTATGTCCCATGTGAGTGCTGGTTGCTTAAAAGACACTGCTACATGTGACTGTGCGGCTAAATTATAGATTTCATCTACATCTTCATGTTTTTTAAGTATATTTATAACAGAATAAGCATCAGTAATGTCACCTTGAACCAACTCGAACCTTTCGTTACCAAGGATGTGTTTGATTCTTTGTGTGTTGTCTGTACTGGCTCGACGAGAGACTCCCACTACGTGGTAGTCCTTTGAGAGCAATAGGTCGGCTAGATGGCTTCCATCTTGGCCGGTAATTCCAAAAATAATAGCTTTTTTCATTATTAGTCCTTTACTGTATCAGGGGTCAAGAAGGGCTGATCTACCGTGTCATCTGTGTATTTGTGGAACTGAGATAGTCTGTCTGCTTCTTTTTGCATGGCTAGTCTCATTTTTTCCATTTCAAGACCATAACCTTGTGCAACTTCTGGGTTGGAAACAAGATATGCCATCCATCCAGCAAAACTAGACTTGCTATCTTCAAATCTCTTAACACGTTGCTCACGAGTAGCTTTCATGTCCTTGAGCATTGTATTCTTTTTTGTTTGTAGCTCGCGGTAGTCTTTGTTCAGAGACTCCTGTGAGGCTTTCAGAGAGGCTACCTGACGCTCCATATTAAAAAGCATGTCTGTATCTATCTGATCAGGGTCACGCTGCCTCTCAGCGGCAATGAGGGCGTCCAGAGAGGTAATCTGCTCAAGGTTATCTTTATTGCCCTTGAGTGCCCTGTTCATTAATATATCTAGCTTGATGAGGTCAACAACTTGCAGTTCTTCAGTTGGTATAACGTCATCTTGGAACTGTGATATAATTCTTGACCAGTGGTACTTAAAAAGTTCAAGCTCTTCATTGGTAAATTGCTGTTCTAGCTCTTTCCAATATGGTCTAAATGATAAGTTATACTTAGCTTGATCTTCGTCTTGCCCTTCTAACCACTTAGGCTTCTCAAGTTTGCCCTCTGCAACCTTACGTTTGATGAAATCTAGAATACTATCTGGATTTCTATCCAGTTCTGATGCGACTTTGGCATAAGGCACATGAATATTTTCAGAGATGTACTGTTCTTCGACCTTACTGATTCTGCCCGTCTTCATTGAACCCTTGTTCCTCTAGGATGCCCTTGATGATTCCAATAACTTCTTCTTTTCTTTGTTTTGTAATGTAAATATCATTGATGATTTTTAAATAGTCCATCCTGATACTTGCCGGAATATACTTGTCAATCGCTTCAATCATGTTTTTAAAGTCTAACTCTTCGTATCCGTCTTCTTCTGTCTTAGAATCAATGATTTTATTTTCGTAATCTAACTGTGACGGTTGAGCCAACTTCTTACGGGCCTCGTTCGAGTTCCCGATAAAATAGTTGTCACGCATGAAGGTCTTTAGTCTGTTTGATAGATTTACACTCAGGAAGTTTTCCAAAGGGCGAGCTTCATTATATCTGTTAAGGGCTTCTATACAAATAATAAATGCCTCTTGCCAAATGTCTTCATTTGTATATCCGTAAAATGTATATTTGGGTGATATTCTATTGCATACTGCGGTAATTTGATCTATAACCTGCTGTTCGGTCATTCCTGATGGAATTTTCATTAAATTTCCTCCGTCCTAAGTCTTCTCCAGCCATTTTTCCCATAAACCTCGAACTCGTCTGCGACCTCGTTGTAAATAATAGTACCTTTGGTGGGTCTAGCGGGTCTTTTTCTTGAAGATTGCAGCTTTACCTGTTTGTAAGAGGGCGACTTTTCGGTTTTAGCCTTAGAGAGCATGTCTAAGATCTCATTAACGTCCAATTCTTCTATCAAACCATCTTTAACACCAATCATTTGGTTATCTTCTAGGGTGATAACACCATCTGATGTAAGTACAGACCAGTAAAATTCACCACTAAAGAAATTTTTAGATGGAAAATAAGAGGTAATGAGGAATCTATGGTCAGATTCTGGGTAGATTTTATCGCCACCGACGATTTTTTCGATATTCAGGACGTATTTATCGCCATCTTTTTGCAAAGTGCCAATGCAGTCGCACTTTTCTTGCTCTACTTTGTTGTGATAGAGCGAAATTGAGAAGAAAAACTGTTCGTTGATAGGGACGGTTTTGGTTATACACTGCTCTGAACCCATGTTCTGACGTAAAAATTCGGTTACTTCTCGGTCGAAGCAACAGTCGTCTAGAGAACAGTGCCCTATTTCGTATCTATCATTCTTAAATTGTGCCAAACAAAAGGCATCATTCTTCAGTATTCTTATTCTCATCTTTTTCCTTGTTGTCAAGAAGCTCGCTCAGGCTCTTGTCTTCCTTCATGATCTCGCCCACTACTTCTGCTTGCAATTGGGCGGTAGCTTTGCAGCACATCTTCGCCTCACACTGTTGCGGTTTGTCTTTATTCGTCATCTTCTGTCTCCAGTTCTATGAATGAGGAACTTGTTCCTACATTCTATTATACACAGAAACGAAACTTTTTCCAAAAAGGTTTTTGCAGAATTGGTAAATTCAGACTATAATTAGGCGTGACGATGGTTGTAAAGCGTCACAATTCACTGAAAATTTGTAAAAAAACGTTACTGGTGTAGTTTTGCGTTCTAACCAATCAGTGGACAGAAAGTTACTGGCGAGTGAACAAGCACTCCGAGGTAGGGCAAAAAAATTAATCTAGGCTCTGTGTGACCAACCAACCTAGACCTGTAAAGCAGCTAACGCTGATAATTGAATAAAGCAAAAGTAAAAGCTAAAGTATTGAAGACCCCACTGCTTTCTAACACAACCTAAGTATCTGGTAAAGGGCGACACTCTTCTCTTTACAGGTATAAATGGTCTTGGTACGTACCTACGGTACGATTTGATAGAGGCAAATAGAGTCGTTTGGAGCAATTAGAAGCTACATCTAATT